ACATAAACATTAACCCTAATATATCATTTTCGTTCAATGGTGGTCAATTTTGGACGTTTTAGACTATTATAAAGGTCAAAATAATAAATAACATTATAATAAACGTAAAGGGGATTTTTAAAATGGCTAATTCTGCAAATATTAAAACTTGTTTTATACCAACAGAAGTAAAAAAATACGATGATTATATTACTATGACTATAGAGGAGACTAATCAGACGTTTTTAATTCGAGTAAAGGGTATAGGTATTAAAAATAATAGATTATTGGATTTAGTTAATATTGATGAATATGAGGAATATGTTAATGAGGATATAATAGAGGCTCAATATATAGATTTTGATATGAAAATGCCTAAAAATCCTAATACTAATGATGTTCCTAGAAAAACTGATGCTGATGCTGTAATGCAAAGTATTAAGAATATTTTATTAAATAATAGATTGTGGTATAGTGGTAATATTGATATATATGGGTTAATATTTAAAAACATTGATTCACCGTTTCAACAAATGAGAATATCTGAAACATTAAAAGATACTATACTGAACTATGAACCAAGATTAGGGTTGCTAGATATTAAAATTGATAATGATATATATGATAATAAACAAGTAAATATAAATGTTAGTTTTAGTTTAGAGAATAACAAAGATGTTATTTATGATTATCCAATGTTTATTAAGATTCGCTAAAAAATAATAAAAATTTGAATTATTTAAATTTATATGATATATAACTAGTGTTAGTTGGAATATTTTATAATTTATTAAAAAGAGGTTGAATTATGAGTGACAAATTACAAATGGGTTCGATGGAAGGTAATTTCTACATTGGGAAAGTTGATGGTGACAAGATGGTTGATACTATGGTGTTTATGTTTCAACAGGATAAAGATGGTGGGGTTTCGACACATTTAGTTAATCCTATACCTTTATCATTCGTTAGTGCTGACGAGAAAACACCATACAGACCAATAATCAAATTGGATAAGTTTTCATATCTAATTGATATTGAGAATGATATTGCTAGTTCACAGGGACTTGTTGATTTTTATCATAAGGTTATTAGTGATGATAATAATTCATACAATACACAAATTGAAAATTCTAAAGAGCTTTAATTATGACTATTAAAGAAACATCCACGGAATTATTATTTGTAGAAGTTTTAAAAAAAGAAACATTACATGACCTTATGAAATTTGATAAAGATAAAGAAATATTTGTTAAGTTTGGGATAAAAACGAATGGTTTAGATAAAATAGCTGATGCTATTACTAAATTAATGTCATTAGATATAAAAGCAAACTTATTACAATATATGGAAGATGTAATTAATAATGGAGGGAATAATGGCGAATAATCCGTTTGCTTTAAAATATTTGAAGGCTTTGGGTGATAACGCATCTATAGTTGAAACTGGGACGATATACGATAGTGTGAATTATATTGATACTGGGTGTTATATGTTGAATGCTCAATTTTCTTCTAGTATATATAATGGGTTACCATCCAATAAAATTACAGCGATTGCAGGTGAGGAATCAACAGGAAAGACTTTTTTATTATTAGGTTTTATTAAGCATTTTTTAAAAACTAATAAGGATTCGTTTGTTGTATTTTTTGAAAGTGAGGGTGCTGTAAATAAAGATACTTTTGAAAAACGAGGAATTGATTCATCTAGGGTTATACTTAAACCAGTAAGGTCAGTTGAAGAGTTTAGACACATTTCCACAAATTTCTTAAAGTCTTATATGAAAGATGATGTGAAAGAACGACCTAAGATATTCATGTGTTTAGATTCTTTAGGAATGTTACCATCATCAAAAGAGGTTAAAGATGCGGAGGATGGTAATGATAAGTCGGATATGACTAGACCTAAAATAATAAAATCATTGTTTAGAATTCTAACGGTTGATTTGGCTTCTGCAAATATACCGTTTGTATTTACTAATCATTTATATGCAACAATGGATATGTATGGTGCACCTGATATGAGTGGAGGCAGTGGTTTAAAATATGCTTCATCTGTGATTATCTATTTATCTAAGAGTAATTATAAGGAAGTTGATGGTGTGCAGACCGTTAGTGGGGGCGAGCATATGGGTATATCTGTAACCAGTCATACTATTAAAAGTAGATATACTAAACAAAAAAAGAAGATTAAATTTGTAATACACGTTGAATATGGGCTTGATAGATACTCTTCAATGTTTGATTTTTGTTATGATAACGAGTTAATAGGGAAAAAAGGTATGAAATATTATTGGAAGAGTGATGGTGTGGATTCACAATTAGAATTTAAAAAAGATATATTGAAGTCACCTAAATCCTTTTTTATTAAAAAAAGATTAGACGAGTTAGATGCATTCTGTAAAAAATATTTTGGATATGGTGATATTACTTTAGATGAATATGAACAAGACCAAGATGATATTGATGAACAAGATGATAGTAATGTTATGGTTCAAAATATTATTCCTAATAAAAAAAGAAGACAGCCTCGATTGAAAAAATAAATAAACAATTTAAATATAAATTAGCATTCAAATTATAAATATTATTTGAATGCTAATTTTTTAAAAAGGTTAATATGAAAAGTTTTAAAGAATATTTAATAGAAGATGCTCAATATGATTATAATATTAGAACAACAGCTGTAGAATTATTTGATAAAGTGGTAAAGTATGTAGTTGCTAATTCTAATAAATATATTGAAGAATTATCAAAATTTCGTGATATGGGAACTACGGATTTAGATGATGCAATTATTATGTCTCCTGATGAGTTAGGACACGAATACTCCGATTTGCAAATATTATTGACATATATTGATGGTAAAAATAAAGGTGAAACATATGTTCCAGATAATACAAACAAAAATTATGAATTATGTTTATTAGTAATAGACCCTAAAACTAAAAATTATGATTCAATGTTGTCATTATTGAAAACTAGAAAAAGCACATTTGTTCATGAATTTACACATTATATGGATTTAAAAAGATATAAGAAGAAAGACAAAACTCCTGATTATGAACATCCTAAGCAAAAGGATTATGAAACTGAATTTGCTTATAAGGTTGCTGTATTAATTTATAAAGAAAAATATCGTAAGAATAACCTTGAAAAAAATGCATTTTATCAGCAATTTGCACACGGGGTTGATGAATTTCTAGATAGTATATCTGATGATGAAAAGGATAAAATATTTTCAAATTTCAATACTTTTTATAATAATATTAAAAAATACGTTAATCAGGGTCCAATAGATGTATTTGCTTATGATGAAAAAACGTGTAGAAAACTAATAAATAGAATTTATAAAATGTGGGATTTTTTCAAAAATAAATAATTTATATTTTTGATGTTTTATTTTCATTATATATATTAGTCATTAACTCATCATTCAACAACCCAATATCTAAATTCCAACCTTGTTTTATTATTAGGTCAATTATTTCCTCAATATCAGAATCAAAATGAGTTTTACCATAATATTTATCTAACGTTTCTTGTAGTGGAATATTTAATGATGATGTAATATGTGGGTCGAGCTTAGTCAATAATTTTTTTATTTTTATAACATCTTTATTTTTATCTGAAAATAAATCAATAAAAAATTCAAAAATTGTATCTTTTAAATATTCTAAATATCTATTATGATAATAGATATCGTTTTTATCGTCAAAATCTACATATAATTGACTTAGGTTTATTGTATCATCTATAACATCGAATAAAATATTTAATAAATCATTGTTGATATTTGATAGTGTAATAGGTCTTAATTCCCCATAATAAAAAGAATCAGATTCTAATATAATATCATTATATAAGTTGACTTTTCTATATTCTAATATAGATATATTAAATACGTTATATACGTGTTTATTTTCTTTTTTATTTAAAATACTTTTATTTATATCTAAATAATATTTATTATCATTATATATGTGATTTAGTTTCTCTATTTCCTCACGTAAACCTTCTTGAATATCAGATGTATTCTTCTTTGCTTTATTTTGTAAATAATATTTAGGAGGTTGTTCGTATGTAAATCTTCTAAACATGTTTATGTTTTTAAATTTATCTTTAAAATCATTTAATTTTTGATTTATTCTTCTATATTCCAATTCAGGTTCAAATGAATCAGTTTCGATTATTTTTAACATATAGTATTTTTCAATATCCATTTATTACTCCATATAAAATAGTTAACTATATGTATTTATTACGTGCGAAATTTTAAATTTTTAAATTGTCACATCGTTGGCTATTGATATATATGTTGCAATGTCAATATCAATTCGTTCCCAAGCATCTATAGACCACGTTACATCGTATGATACTACTTGGTCGTTTGAGTTTTGGTCAACGGTAACAGCACCAATAACGTATGGGAATGCGTTGTATAGTTTATATTGTGCTACAGGAATATTTGTACCTGGGGCAAGCATATACATATCAAGCTCTCTTTGTATTATTGGGGTTATTGCCCCAAAATGCATCATATTGTTCGCCATAAGATTATGCCACGTTTCAAGTGCACTTCTGGCTCTATAATAGATATCTTCTCTCATTGTAACAGTCCAATCCTCGAATTTAGCAATTGTTCCATTATAATACAATTCTCTTCCTCTAAATTTAACAGGTATTTTATCAGCTGATACCTGTGGTAAACTTGAAGCTGTACAATTAACATTTATAACACCTGGTATTCCATCTATATAAAAATTATATGCTAGTAGAGGGTGTACGAACTCTGTTTTTATTGTACTTATCCCTACACTACTAACTAGATTTCCTAAACTTGCCATATCATCCTCCTTATTAACTAATACAATACAAAAATATTTAGTTTTTTAAAAAAAAAATGTAATTAATAATAAATAGATATTGTTGATGTAAATTTAATTTTAAAAATATAAATATTTATAGTTATTTTAAATAAGGGGTTATTGATGATTAATACTGAAATCATTATTGAGAAATTTGAATTATATTTTGAAAAAGAAGTTAAAAGATTATATAACGAAAGTTTGAAAACAGTTGTTAAAGACCAACTCAAAAAATAATTCATTTGTTATTTTATTATTATTGGAGGATTGATATGGTTGATAAAAAATTATTTAATACTTATTCTAGTAGATACATTAAGGAATCAAAGGATAATGATGTAAATGATGAAGAAAAATCTGAAAAAAATGCAGATGATACATTGCATAATAATATACCATCTGTAAAAAGAAATTTAGAATTCTTATTAACTAAATTTACAAATAACCCAACTGCTATACAAAAAGATAATTTAAAAGTATCTAATAAAATATATGTTGAATATCTTGATATTTTATATAAAAAAGAAATTTATGATAAATTTTTAGTTGATAATGAAAAAAAATCAGGATAATTTTTATTTTTTTATTCAATAAAATCAAATAATTATATTTAAACTAATAAACAGTCCACAATTATATCTATAACTACCTGAAAACATTGATTAATATTAATATTTAAAATATAAATAATAATACCACTTAATTTTAATGGAGGTTGATATGGGTGTTTGTGAATATGTTTTGGACTTTTTACCGTTAGAAATAATAGATGATGATTATTCTATATTATTATATGATGTTGAATATAATAACGGGGATTATGATTTCAATTATTATGTTACAAATAAAGATAACACTATCCCATATAATATGAAAAATGATATAGTTGAAACTGTTTTAGATGTATTTTTTAAAAATTTTATTACTAAGTATGCACATTCATGATATTATATATTAGAGAATTGGTTTTATTGAATGAGGGTTTAATATGAGTGATAAGATTTTTGATTTTAATGGTTATAATGTACGTTTTGAAAATATGTTATTCCTAAAGTTATTTTTAGATAAAAATTTTCGTAACACTGTTATGCCGATGTTAGATGTTAGATATTTTAATCCACCTGTAGGTGAATATCCTTATGATTTAATTTTCAAATATTTTCAAAAATTTTATTTGGATGGGTGTGTTGAAATTACTCCTGTTCAAGTGATTAATGCAATAAAAACTAATGAAAAATATATTGAACCAGAAGATATATCTAGAGTAAAGGCAACGTTCAATAATATTGGTAAATTATATGCAAAATCAGATATGGGGTTCATTAATAGCGTAGATTCAGACTATTTGATAAATATTACTGAAAAATATATACAAGAAATAGCTATAGAATTAGCTTTGATAGATTCAGTTGATATTATAGATAATAAACCTAATGAAAAACTTTCTATTCGTGGCTTGTTGGATGATGCATTAAGTGTTGGATTAAAACGTGATATTGGGTTGGATTATAATAATACTGTAAGGGATAGATTTGAATTTTATCAAAAGTCCGAGGATAAAATTCCATTCTTATTAGACAGTTTAAATAAAGTCACTTATAAAGGATTTACACGTAAGACACTAAGTTGTTTTATGGCTGGTACTGGTATAGGTAAAACTTTGATAATGACTTCTTTAGTTACTGATTATATTAAACAAGGGTATAATGTAGTATATGTCACATTGGAAATATCAGAGGAGCGTATAGCTCTTAGAAATGATGCCAATTTAATGAATATTCCAATTGGTGATTTTGGACGATATGAAAATGGAAATCCAGTTGTTAGTGTCGATGATTTAGTTGAGAAATTTGAAACAATTAAGAATGATGAAAAATTAGGTAGATTGATTATTAAAGAATATCCTACAGGGTCTGTTACAACACTTCAAATAAAAACGTTATTGAAAGAATTGAAACTCAAAGAAGAATTTAAAGCTGATGTTATTTTTATAGATTATATAAATCTAATAAATTCAGCTAGAATGACAGGTAAAGACTCTAATAGTTATACAATGGTTAAAAAGGTTGCCGAGGAATTGAGAGGTATAGCTGTTGAAGAAGATGTTGTGATGATTACCGCAACTCAAACAAATAGAGATGGTATTAGTGGGGATGAAGTTGCGTTAGATAAAGTATCTGAATCAGCTGGGTTACCACATACCACAGATTTCTTTTGTGGTATATTTCAAACCGAGCAACAACGTGAACAGGGTATATTTATATTAAAAGTTTTAAAAAATAGATTTTCTGGATATGTAAATTATAAAGTAGCTATGGGTGTTAATTATAATTTTATGAGATTTTTTCAATTGGATGATAGTGCTAGTGAGGATGCGATTGATAGAGATGTAGATAATAGTGATGCATCATCATCTGTATTTAGCACTAATAAAAAGAAGAGGCGTAGAAGTAGGTGAGAGATAAAATAATTCAAAAAATGTCAACTATAAAGGGTTCAACTGTTAAAGTTTGGAGAACTATGTTTGATGTTGATGAATTGCTGTATATATTAAATAATATATTTTATAAGAATTTAGATTTATCATTTTTAGAAGTTAAATATGCATTTATAAACAATATAATGGATAAACCTGTTTGTCCAGTTTGTGGTGGAGATGTTGAGTTCAAATATGGTGGATTTAAAAAATATTGTTCTAGCAAATGTAGAAAATCTAAAATTGGTAAGGATTTAGTTTTTAACAAAATAAAGAAAACTAATTTAGAAAAATATGGTGTTGAAAATGTTGCACAATCTGATGAAGTAAAATCAAAAGTAAAGAAAACTAATTTAGAAAAATATGGTGTTGAAAGTCATTTACAATCAGATGATGTAAAATTAAAAATAAAGAAAACTAATTTGAAAAAATATGGTGTTGAAAACGTTGCACAATCTGATGAAGTAAAATCAAAAATAAAGAAAACTAATTTAGAAAAATATGGTGTTGAAAACGTTGCACAATCTGATGAAATCAAGTCAAAAATAAAGAAAACTAATTTAGAAAAATATGGTGTAGAGTATTATTCACAAACCGATGAATACTTGGAAAAAGTAAAAGAAACTAATTTAGAAAAATATGGAAAGGATTGGATTTTACAATCTGATGAAATCAAGTCAAAAATAAAGAAAACTAATTTAGAAAAATATGGTGTAGAGTATTATTCACAAACAGATGAATACTTAGAAAAAGTAAAAGAAACCAATTTAGAAAAATATGGTGTTGAGTATTATTCACAATCTAATGTTGCTATAGCTGATGAAATTAAACGAAATAGAGAATCTTATTATTCAACTTTTATTTTATTATTAAAGCAAAAACAAATACAACCTCTTTTCACTAAGGACGAATATATTCAACACGATTATGATTCAAGCGTGAAAAAATATAAATGTTTAAAATGTGATAAAACCTTTGAAAATGTAAATCTTAAAGCTCAAAGAATATTTTGCCCACATCATAAATATAAATCACAGGCTGAACACGATATAAAACAATGGTTATTATCTGAGAACGATGAATTAGATATTCTATCAAATAAATATTTCTATGGTGAAAATAATGAAAGGTATGAATTAGATTTATATCTTCCTGAATTAAATCTAGGAATAGAACATCACGGATTGTATTGGCATAGTGAAGCACATAAGGATAATAATTATCATAAAGATAAATATAACTTTTTTAAAGAAAAAGGAATTGAAGTTATTCAAATATTTGAAAATGAATGGGTCAATGCACAGGAAATAGTTAAATCTATAATACGAATAAAAATGGGCGTAGTTAAACGAAAAGTATATGGAAGGTCTTGTGACATTCGGGAAGTTTTAAATGACGAATATACGCAATTCTGTGAGCTTAATCATCTACAAGGGTATGGTATTGCAAAAGTGAGATTGGGGTTATATTATAATAATACATTATTAATGGTTATGAGTTTTTCAAAACCTCGTTTTAATAAAAAATATAAGTGGGAAAATATTAGAACTTGTACATTATTAAATGTTATTGTTCTTGGTGGTTTTTCTAAATTAATAAAATATTTCATTAATAACTACGAAGGTGATATAATATCTTATGTTGATGTTAGATATTTTAATGGGAATGGTTATATTAAAAATGGTTTTGAGTTGATTGGTCATACACGTCCTAATTTTTATTATTTTAAGAATGGAGTGTTAAGTTCTCGTTTAACATACCAAAAACATAAATTGAAATACATTTTTAATAATTTTGATGAAAATAAAACAGCTCATGAAAATATGCTGTTGAATAAATATTTGAGAATATATGATGCTGGGAATTTGATAATGACTATGGAAAATTAGGAGGATGATTATGGGTAAGATTTTTAAACGAGAGGATTTATATAACAATCAGTTGAGTTTTGATATTAAAAACAATGATTTAAAAGCTTGGGCGGTATATTCTAGGATTGAAGACACCGTTATTAGGATACATTACGTTAATAAAATTAGTAATCAAATCCATTTTGATTTCATTACCAGTCCAGATATTCCACATAATGAGTCTAATATGGATAATCTAATGCAAAATATTATGAAATCAGATTTATCATTTAATAGTTTTAATAATTATAAAATAATCAAGGGGTATTGAGATGGAAAAAACTAATATTGTGGATATAACAACCACTATTAATGACATTCCACATTTAGCAACAACTTTATGGTTTTCAGGTTGTAATTTGGATTGTGCTGGATGTCATAATTCACGTTTAGAATTTTTTGAAAAAGGGTTGAGTCTAAAAGTTGTTACTAAAATTTTAAAAGAGAGACGTAAAATGACTGATTGGCTGGTCTATTTAGGAGGGAATCCATTGGATTCTATTGATGTATTATTGGAAGTTTCCACTATAGCCGAGGATTTAGGGTTTAATCAATTCCTGTATAGTGGATATACATTTGATGAATTTAAAAATATGTTTAATAGTGAGATTCATAGTCAATTATTAATGAATTTTGATTATATTAAAACTGGTAGATTCGATGCTAGATTTTCTAAAAGAAATTGTAAAGAAGATGGTGTTGAATTTTTCTTTGAAACTTTAAATCAAGAAGTTTATAAAAAAGAGGAAAAAAAACAAGAATGGAAAAAATATTATAATTTTGATTTTAGTGTAAATCGAATATGTGGTAATTTGAATTTGATATAAGGAGTGTTACATGAAAGTACAAAAAAGAACTGGAAAAATTGTTAGTTATGATGAAAGTAAAATTATTAATGCTGTAAAAAAGGCTTTTGAACAAAGTGGTGTTAATACAGTAAACGAATCTCAATTACATGAGATGGTGGGGTATATTCATAAGACTTTAAAATCTGATATATTAAAAGTTGAAGATATTCAAGATATAATTATTGAATGGTTACATTATAAAGGGTTTCATAAAACAGGAACTTATTTTACAAGATATAGGGAAAGACGTGCAATTGCTAGGGGTAGTGTTGTTGATAGTATAAGTCTGGTATCTGAATATCTAGGAAAACTAGATGATATGGCAATACATGAAAATAGTTCTACTATGTATTCTTTACAAGGATTGAATAATCACGTGTTCAGTTCAGTATCCGAGAAATATTGGTTGAGCTTATATTCTGATGAAATAAAAACAGCTTTTAATAGTGGTAGATTACATATCCACGACTTACAAGTTTTAGGTGCATATTGTTGCGGTTGGGATTTAAAACAAATAATAATGGAAGGTTTTGGCGGTGTACCTGGGAAACCATCATCAGCACCAGCTAAACATTTTAGTTCAATATTAAGCCAAGCTAATAATTTTATATTTACACTACAGGGTGAATCTGCTGGAGCACAAGCATTTAGTAATTTCAACACGTTACTAGCTCCATTTGTAGCAAATGATAATTTGACATATAATCAAGTAAAGCAAGAGATTCAACAGTTTATATTTAATTTAAATATTTCAACAAGGGTTGGATTTATGGCACCATTTTCTAATATTACATTAGACCTAGATGCAACTAAAACAACCTTTGCAAACTCACCAGCTATTATTGGTGGTAAAATGATAGATAAAAATTATGGGGATTTTTCTAAAGAGGCTACTTGGATAAATCAAGCTATTGTTGAAGTGTTAGGTGAAGGAGATAGGGATGGAGCAATGTTATCTTATCCTATAGTTACATTTAATGTTACTAAGGATTTTCCGTGGAGAAATAAATTAGGAAAAACTATTTTAGATACTACAGCAAAATATGGAAGTTTTTATTTTGCAAATTATATAAATTCAGATTATACCGATTCTGATATAACTAGTATGTGTTGTAGATTAAGAATAGATAGAAAAGAAATAGAAAAACATTTAGGTGATTATACTGGTGGGCTAGAGGAAGATGATTATAATGAGACACACCAAAAAGGTGGCGGTTTTTTTGGTGCGGCTCCTAATACTGGGTCAATTGGTGTTGTTACTCTTGGTTTACCATCTATAATGTATGATGTTAAAAATGATAACCCTGATAGCGATGATGATGAAATTTGGGAATTATATTTAGAATCAATTAAGAATTATATGGATATGTCCATTGAATCATTGATGAAAAAACGTAAAGTGGTAGAAGATTATGCAGAGAAAGGTTTGTATCCTTATCTTTCACATTATCTTAAAGATGTTAAAAATAGAACAGGTCATTATTTTACACAACATTTTTCCACTATTTGTACGAATGGGGCACACGAAGCTTTGGTTGTATATGGTTATAAAGACGGTATAATGTCTGAATCAGGTGTTGATAAAGCAGAGAACCTTTTAAAATTTATGAACGAATATACAGTTGAATTACAAAAGAAACATCACGTTCTTGTTAATTTAGAGCAAAGTCCAGCAGAATCGGCTGGTGTAAAGCTTTGTTTGAAAAGTGGGGTAGACCCATTAAATAATGGATATTATACAAATTCAACTTGGCAACCCGCTGATGCTGATATGGACATATTTGAACAGATTAATATGCAAGGTAGATTGAATGTATATTATACTGGAGGTAGTTCTATGCATACATATACTCAAAATGATTTAGTTCCAATTAAGAATGATTTGAATAAAATAATTAATTATGCATTTACTGAAACTAAAATACCATATATGACAATATCACCAGTTTTTAGTGTATGTGAAAATTGTGGTAGAATCCCAGGTAAACACGTTAAATGTCCTAAATGTGGAGGAGACCATCTTGAAATATATGAGAGGGTTGTTGGATATTATAGAGCACATACTAATTGGAATAAGGGCAAATTAAAAGAGAGTTCAAATAGAAAATATTTAAATATCAAATAGCAAATATTTAAATATCAAATAATTCAAATAAAAATTGACAAACATAATAAAATATATTATAATAGTATTGTATAATTGATGGGGTATTATAATGAGATTAGAAGATTATATGTTAAAATATTTTAAATTAGCTAATAAATATGGATTATATTTAAGTGATATATCTGAAAATAATGAGCATATTGTTGCTAATGATATTATTAATAGTATAATTATTGAATATAATAAAAGTTATAGATTGTATCATAATGAGACACATGTTTTTGATGTTGTTGAAAATATTATAAAGTTATCAGAAATGATGTTGTTAGATGAAAAAGAAACCTGTGTAAATGTTTTATCTGCAATATATCAAGATATTGTATTTGATAGTAAAAGAGCTGATAATAGACAAAAAAGTGCATTTATGTTTGAATGCCATTGGTTGGAATATAGTGAAGATTGTTATCTAATTTCTGATGTTGTTGATTTAATTATTGGCACATCTATTTTTGAAAATACAGAGTCATTATTAAACCAAGCTAATTTAAGATTTCTAACTAATAATATGACACATTCTAAAATAGAGGAATATGAGCGTAGTATATTTAAAGAATATCAACACGTTCCTTATAGTGAATATAAGATAAAACGGATAAATATATTAAATAAAATATATCTAAAATATAATCATAATAATATAATTCGTAATAATATTCTCAACATTATAAATTATATTGAGAATCGAATTGTTAGGGTTGGGGTTTATTGTGGAAGTTTCAACCCTCTCAATAATAGACATATGGATATCATAGAACAGGCTGATAAATTATTTGATAAAGTAATAATAGCTAAAGTTGAAAAATCTAATGAATTTAGTGATTCTATTGTTAACTTTGATTGGATGGACAATGTGAAAAATGAAGTTATATTTTATTCTGGATTTACAGCTACATTTATAGAAAGTTTAGAGTCTTATTATGATGTTACTTTAATAAGGGAAATGCGGTATGGTTTTGATTTGGGTTATGAGATTAAACAAATACAATATATGTTAGAAATGAAACCTGATTTAAAACACATTATGATATTAGCTAGTTGTGATAAAAGCCATTAGCTCTTTCGATATTTGAGCAAAGCTATAGAAATATGATGTCTAAATATATGATATGGATATTAAATGTTAATAATATTATAGGAGGATTACTATGAAAAAGAAAATTATTTTTTGGAACGTTGACACATCTAAAGATTTTATGGATACTGATGGGTTACTACCTGTTCCAAATGCAGAATTAATTAGACCAATCTTGGGAAAAATCACAACATTTGCCAATAATAATGATTATCAAGTTATTAATAGTTGTGATGCACATTTCTCGGATTCGGATGAAATTAGTGAAACTCCTGATTTTAAGACTACTTTTAATATGCATTGTGAACGTGAAACCTCAGGGATGGAATTTATCCCAGAGGTTTCTAAATATTTTAATGATGATAATAGTGTTGTGATTGATTGGATGAATGAATATAGCAAACACGAATTAAAAGATGCATCTAAAAAAAGAAATATTATATTATATAAAGATAAGTTTGACGTATTTATTGGTAATAAACATACCAATGGGTTATTGGATATAATTAATCCTGATTTAGTTTATGTTTATGGTGTAGCAACGGATATATGTGTAAATTACACGGTGCTAGGGTTATTAAAAAGAAATATTAAGGTTAGTGTTATTGTTGATGCAATTAAAGAACTTCCTAATTCCAATATTACTGAAATTGTTAATAAATGGGTTTCTATGGGTGCTAAATTGATTAATTTTAATAATATTAGAGGTTGAAGGATATTAAATGATTTATAGAAAAATTAAAACTAATAATTTTTTAAAACATATAGAAACAATTGATAATATTGATATTTATATGAATAAATATATTAATGGCAATAAAAGGATAACTCCTTGCTCAAAAGAACGATTTGTTAGCTTGTTTGATAAAAACCATATAGTAATTCAAGATATAACTAGAAAAAATTTTAAAATTATCAATATTCAGAATGCATCTGAATATTATTTTATAAAATATATAAAATAATGTTGACTTTTCATTTATGATATGATATATTATATTTAACTTTGAATAACTTTAATGTGAGGTGATGATGTGTGTAATTTGAACAATGAATATAATGGTGTGTTAATGTCAATATTGGATAATGACACATATAAATTTACAATGCAACAAGTTGTGTTTCACCAGTTTCCACAAGTCGAGGTTGAATATGAATTTAAATGTAGAACTGATGGTGGAGGTATGGTTTTAGCTGAACACCTAGATATAATTAGAGATGAAATATATAAAATGAAAGATTTAAAATTAACATATTCAGAGGAAGAATGGTTACGAACTATTCCATTTTTAAAAGATGACTATATTGATTTTTTGGATGAGTTTAGATTTAATCCTGAAAAACACGTTAAAATAATGGTTGATGATGGAGATATATTTATTAAAATCATTGGTCCCTGGGTTCAGACTATTTTATATGAGGTTCCAATTTTAGCAATTTTATCTGAAATTTCTTCTAAAACACAGCGTGTGTTTTATAAAGGTAATTGGAAAGAGCAATCTATTAAGAATTTAGATGATAAAATCAAAAAAGTTAAAGCACATAATTTAGGTTCACAGTTCAAGCTCGTAGATTTTGGAACAAGAAGACGCTCATCATCCGATAATCAAGATATGGTTGTTAGATATTGTAAAGAACAATTCAACACTTTGGGTGATGGTCAATTTATTGGAACATCTAATATGCATTTAGCTAAAAAATATTCATTAAAACCAATAGGAACGATGGCTCACGAATATATAATGGCGTTTCAAGTATTATCTCCGATTAAACATTTTCAGGCATCTGCGTTAAAGGTGTGGGATGATGAATATGATGGGGATTTAGGAATAGCATTAACAGACACCATTAATATGGATTCTTTTCTTAAAGATTTTACATTGAGTAAATCAAAATCATATGATGGTTGTAGACACGATTCCGGAGACCCTTTTATATGGGGGGATAAACTAATTAAACATTATAAAAGTTATGGAATTGACCCATTAACTAAAAGTGCAGTTTTTTCAGACGGTTTAGATTTTGATAAGGCATTAGAAATTTTAGAATATTTTAATGGTAAAATATTGGTTAGTTTTGGGATTGGAACAAATTTAACTAATGATTGTGGGGTAAATCCTATTTCTATAGTTATTAAAATGCAAAAATGTCAAGGTTATCCAGTGTGTAAAATTTCGGACACACCTGTTAAAGCAATGTGTCAAATGGATTCATTTTTGAATTATATGAAAGATATTCACGGAATAAAAAATAAAAATTTGACATATAAATAGAATTATGATATATTATATATGATGTTTTGATTAAAGGAGATTATATTGAGGGTTTTAGATTATACTAGAGTTGAAAATTTGTTAATAGATTATATAAAATATGAATTTAATACTAGTGGTTTTAATAAAGCTGTTATTAATTTATCTGGTGGTTTGGATTCATCAGTAATTGCTTACTTAACAGTTAAAGCATTGGGTAATAATAATGTTACAGGTTTATTATTACCTTATAAAGGAATTAGTTCTAAAGAATCTGTTGATGATGCTGTTAAGATTTCTGATTTACTTGGGATTAATTATATCATAAAAGAAATTAATGATATAGTAGATATTATTGAACGTGATATGTTTACTAATATTAACAATTCTAAACTTAGAAAAGGTAATGTGATGGCAAGGGTTAGAATGATGTTGGCTTTTGACTTTTCTAGTGCTAATGATGCTTTGGTTATGGGAAGTTCAATGTTAACAGAGGAGATATTAGGATATTTTACTCTTTGGGGTGACCACGCTAGTTGCATTGAACCAATGATTCAGCTATATAAAACCGAGGTTTTCAAGTTAGCAGAACATTTAAATGTTCCAATTGAAATAATAAAAAAATCACCATCCGCAGAATTATGGTTGGAGGATAATGGGGAGCTTCAAAGTGATGAACAAGAATTAGGAATATCTTATGATATCATTGATGATATTTTATATCATATAATTGATAAAAAGTGGGACGAGAACGACTTTAAACAAAATAAATATGATATGTCATCGGTTGTTGAAGTTATGAACAAAATTAATAAAATGAAGTATAAATTAGAATTACCAAAACACCCATTAAAAGATATATTAAATGTTGCTATTGTTTAATATATTTAGGGTAATATTAGAGCCTAATCCAATTTGGATTTTTTATAACTAAGTAATGGAGATTACAATGACAAAGAAAGAATTTATCAGTGCGTTGAAGGAAAAAGGAATTAGTGATGCTAAAAGTGTGTATGAAACATTTATCGAAGTCATCGTTGATGGTATTAAAGATGGTGACGATGTTGTATTGCACGGAATTGGGACTTTTAAGGTAGCAAATAAAGAAGCTAGAGTTGGTAGAAATCCTCAAACAGGAGCAACTATTCAAATCCCAGCTAAGAAGGCGTTATCATTCAAGGTTTCAAAAACAATTAAAGATGCTATTAATAGTTGATTTAATTTCTAATTTTAAAAAGAGGTGGGTCAATAACCCACCTCTTTTATTATTTGGGGGTTGGTTTTGTTAAATATACAACAAGGTGTTAAAATAACTGATATTTTAAAATACAGTGATAATGATTGGTGTACAGCTATTAAACAATCTTATGAATCGAAAATAGCAAAAGTCGATTTTAAATGTGATATAAATACCCCAGAGGGCGTGATGGTTGCTGATGTTGGTGATTATATCGTTGTAGATGTTGAGGGTAATCAATATATCATTAAAAGTGACCTTATGGAGTATAATTATAGTGATTTAACTTTGGATGTTGATTCTTTTGTTATAGATTTTAATACTAAGCCTGTTGATACCAGTTCTATTGTATTTTATACAGGGGTTAGAGTTCCATCCATTGTTAGATATGCTGTTATCAATGATGATTTCAATATAATCCAACAAAATGATTGTATGTATGGTGAGAAAAATGACATTCTAATAGAAACAGATAAAAATGGAAAACCATTTTATTATAGAATATATCCTAAAATATTCAATATGACTTATAATATAATAAAATATGCTGTTTATTTGGGTAGATTTTCACCTATACATAAGGGACATCAAAAAGTAATATCGAAAATGGTGTCAAAATTTGGATATAAGAGCAGTTTATTGTTGATTGGGAGTAGTGTATCAAAATTAGGTAATCGTTTATTCTACACCTATTTACAGCGTAAAAATATGATAAAAAAGTTATACCCTAAGATTACAGTTGTTGGGTTACCTGATTATAAAGATGTTTACCCTGGTGATTTAGATTTTACACAATGGCATTCTAATCTTTGGGATATTATAAATTTAAGATTTCCAACAGCAAATATTCAAAATACAGTATTTATTGGTGGTGCCTTGAATGATGTTTATTTTTTTAAAGATTCAGGATATAATGTTGTAATTATGGATAGATATGATGTTGATAAGATGTCAGCAACAGAGGTTAGACAACGGCTTGTGTTAGATGAATATGGATTAAATGCAGATTTAAATATTAGAAGTCTAATAGAATTGTGTGATGAAGATATTATAAAAGATATAAAAAAATATTATAATGACAATTTAAATTTGATATATTCTGATGAATTATAATTATATTTTTAATATTAGATGGGATATATAATATGAAATATGTAAGAGGTGTTCACGATAAAAACAGTATAATAATATATAGTGAAACAAAAAAGGAATATTCTAGAATTGAACGTAGCAAAAAATATGAACAAATTAGGATATTTGCTGATGAAAATGATTGGGGAGTAGATGGTGTTATTAGGGTTCCTAACTTCAATAAAGAGTTAGCCACTAAAAAATTAATATCAGCATTTCAAATGTTTTATAATGCACCTAAGCCAGTTATATTATTAATTGATTCAATGACTACCTTAAAACTTGGTAATCCAGAAATGCTTGAAGTGTTTTTGAATTATATTATTAATCAAATTTGTGAAAAATTTATGAGTGTATATAATTATGAAATTAGACTGTTTATAGATTATGACTCTAATACTCAACAATGGGGAACGATTTTAGGTGATGACCATATTAATAAAATAGAGAAAGAGGAAGTCAGGTTAGAACATCACGGGTCTAAATTAGAAAAATTGTATAATACGATTTCGTGGGATTCAGAGGCTATTATTGTTAATAATAATTATATGAGAGTTCGTTTCCCAGAGATGTTTCCAAACGAACAATCGTGGAAATCATATATTGTTAGACAGGTTAAAGGTTTTGATAATATGTATGATTATTTTAAGGTTAGACATTCAAAAATGACGTATTATATTGCTAAGATTGATAAATCAACAAGGACAACTAGAATATTATCAATTCACGATAAAGAAACAACTAAAAAAATGTTAGAGGATAGATATAATATAACAATTAAATTATATACTGCTGATGAATTTAAGAATTTGAAATTTGATTTTGAAATACAAAAGGATAAATTTACACCTTTTTCAAAAGCTGATTTGAAAAGACTTAAAAATAAATCAAGATTAAATAAGCTTAATAAGCAACTTAGTAAATAATTAATAATACGAGGATTATAAAAATGATATTGTTTAAAAATAATAAAAGTGATAATAGTGTGTTTTCAAATAGTTATATAATGGAATTTAATTATTTGGGGGATTGTTATAATTCAATCGAGCAACTGTTAGAAGTAAAAGGTGAACAACATATTGAACCCGCATTATACGCAAAATTTACACAAAATAGTTTTGCACATCAATGTTTATTAGATAGTGATGGGGAAATTATTTTTGATGAATTAGATGAGTTTAATACCTTAGGTAATTTACTAATGGATGTTAGAGATATTATTGTCGATGAATTATAATAAAGGAGTATGTTATGGAAAGAAAACTAGCTAGTATTCAAAAAATTGTCAATATCACACCAATCAAAGGGTATGATAGGGTTGAGCTTGCAACTGTTTTAGGTTGGAGTTGTATTATAGGTAAAGGTGAATTTAAGATTGGGGATTTAGTCGTTTATTTTGAACCTGATTCATTATTATATCCGCATAAAGTGTGGGATAATATTCTTTCAAAAAGAAAATGGAGGGTTAGAACTCTTAAAATGTGTAAAGTTATATCACAAGGGTTGATTATGCCTTTGGATATAATAAAAGAGATAGATGGCACTGCTCGACCACATATGGTTGAGGGTTATGATTTAACTAATATTTTAAAGGTTAAACATTATGAAAAATATAAACAAGAACTTGCTCTTAATAACGATATCGGTAAACAAAATAATAAAATAATTAAAAAGTTAATGTATTTCAAGGCGTTTAGATGGGTGTATAATATGTTATATGGTAGCAAAATAAAAGGATTATATCCAACATCTATAATTTCAAAAACAGATGAGACCAATATACAATCTTTTCCTAGTTTTATTGATGAAAATATGGGTTCAGTGTTATACATATCTGAAAAATTAGAAGGACAAAATGGTAATTATTTATATTATAGGAAGAATGGATTTATAAATAGATTATTAAATAAAAAACAGTTTCTAGTTTGCTCTCATAATGTAAAATTACCACATAAAAATAACTCTAATTGGTGGAATGTATCTGAAAAATTTGATATTGAAAATATTCTTAAAAAATATCAAAAAGATACAGGTATTCACGTAGGGGTTCAAGGTGAAATTATAGGTCCTAGTATTCAAAAAAATATATATAAACTTAAAGAGTTGGATTTTTATTTTTTTAATGTTAAAAATTTAGATACTGGTCATTATTTCAATCTTAAAGAAAAACGTGAATTTGCTAATGCTACAGGGTTGAAGTTGGTTCCTATTTTAGATGATAATTTCAAAATAACATCTGATATGGGTGTTAACGAAATCCTTGAATTAGCAAATGGTTTCAGTGTACTAAATAAGGATACTCTTAGAGAGGGGTTAGTTATTAGAAATATCAATAATGATAGGAAATCTATAAAAGCTAGAAGTCCAAAGTATTTAATAAAGAACAAATGAGGAATATTAAAATGGTTAGACTGAATACAAATGTGCTAGTGGGACGTAGGTGTCTAGAATTGAATTTGATGAAGATATTGTTGAATTTATAATAACGTTGGATATGAAATAAAAGAGGGTAATGATGACTGATAAAAAAAATAATGATTATATAGATGATGTGATTGTTACTTTTAAAAATGCTTTAAATGATATTAATATTGAATCCCCTGTTAACATTATTTTACACGATATTCCTGACCCAGATGCTATATCTTGTGGATTTGCCCTGATGACTATATTGAATGGACTTGGATATAATTCAAAAATATATCATAAGGGCGAGGTATCCCATATGCAAAATATCACTATGAATAATATTTTTCACATCCCTTTAACCCAGGTTAATGAAAATCTAACAGATGGGATTAATATTTGTGTTGATTGCACACCTAAAAATTCGTGTGTTGATGAAGCGTTAATGATTATTGACCATCATGAAAATAACCCAGTTGCAAAATATGTCATTAATAAGCCAGGATTAGCCTCCTGTGCAACAATAATGTGGAATATAACCAAAGCATATATAAAAGATATGTCGGAGCATAAAACGGTAGCATCTGCGTTATTAATAGGGGTTAGAACTGATACTAAAGATATGTCAACTGAAAATGTTTCACCTGATGATTTTATAGCTTGGCAAGAGTTATATCAATATTCTGAAATAGAAAAAGTTCAAAAAGTAATTAATTATGATAAACCAAGATATTATTATGAGAAATTAGTGATTTTAAATAAATCTACTAATTTCATAGAAAAAGATGGAATGTTGGTAGGTGGGGTTGAGTTGTGCACTGAAAAACAACGAGATGTTATAGCTATGCTTGCTGATGAATATTTAAGGCAAGAGGGTACCAATACTACGTTAATTTTCACTATAACTGATAAGAAATATATAGATATTTCTATGCGTACAAAATTATCATCAGTTAATGTTGCTATATTTTTAAAAAAAACATTTGGGGAGGTTTACACTGGAGGCACTTCCCATCAAGGGGGTGGTAGAATACCTTTAGGTGATTTTTTTTCTAATTTGAGTGATGATGAACTTAAAGAGCTATGGGTGCTTGTTAGTCATCGAATATTTAAATTAGTTGACCAACATTAAGAGGTTGATATGGATTGGATATTAATAGGAAATATTATTATTATTATATTATCATATATTATTATATTCTCATTTATTTTTGTTTTAATCTATAGTATATTTAAAAGTAACAATATTATAAATATTGTAGATAAAATTTCTAATATGTTGTATGATACTAATAAACATATTATAAATGTTAATATTAGTGATATTATGTTAGAAATTAAAGATTTAGATTTTATATTAAAAAAATATTATAAAAATGATAATTCTAAAATTGGGGAGATTGGTTATTTGCTATATGATGCATTATTAAGATTAACTTATAACTCCCCTAATAAAATGTTTTTGACGTGGATTATTGATTATACTAATACAATTAAACATATGTTATCCGTTCCTAAACATTTACAAGATATAACATTTGATAATTCAATTAGGGAATTAAAAATAGAGTTTGATTTCAAGATGAGAATGTATAATATATCAAATATACGAAAATTAAATAATATATTATTTAAATCAGTTGGTGATATTTTTATAATAAAAGAGGAGCATAATGAATAATATCATACCAATGTTTATTGATGTATTTTTTATATTTACAATTACATTCTTAATTATTATTTTACCATATGTTTTAAATAATATTAATATTCAAAACATTGTCAAATCTATATGGTATTTCATTAATGTGCATATTAGAATAATATTTGGATTACAATATTATCAAAAATATAAATATTTAAATTATTTGAGAATATTTAAAAAGAAAGTTATGAATGATGGGTTTTCATATTTTAATAAATCTCAGGCATTAAATACTTATAGATTAAATGAAAATATTGTAACTACATATAAATATATCAGGAACACATTCTTAACAATTAATTTAGATGCACTTGATTATATTGATTTGGAAAATATATATCTCATATATATTATTAGATATCCAATGGTTATTAAATATTATTCCAATTTAAATGAACAAAGTAAAAAAGAATATGCTAATTTATTATTATTATTTAATACTAATATAACAAAAATTGTTAAAAATAAAAAATGGAGAAAAAAACATGATTTGTGAAAAATGTAATGAAGAAATGGTAAAAGGGACAACCGTCAATAATGGTAAACAACGAATCTATATTTGTAAATGTGGAAATTCCGAGATTGTTGATATATAATATCTTTATCTACGATATTTATAATCATAATCATAATCACCATAATCATAATCATCATCTGGAATATCTATGTCATCATCATCGGGAACTAGTTCCTTTTTGTCGATTAGTTCGTCTACTGTATCATATAATGTCATCATAAAATCCTCAAATTCATCTGCTTTCCAAACACCATTAGCAACTAACTCATCCCACACCTTAGGGTCACATAACTCTATATTTGCAACCGAGCTATATTGGTCTGAATAATCAGCATAATGCATTTCGTGACCAGATGGTCCATCATAACCAAAACTTCTATCTTCATCATATAATATTTCTAAATCTACTTTTACCTTTGTTTTTAATCCATTTTTAGGATTTGATACTTCAACCTCATAGTCATTAACATTTGTTGTGTGTTCGTAATGATTTTCTCTCAATAGATACTTTTTGCTAATTTTCATAATAATTCTCCTTATTTATGCATTTGTTTTTTAAGTGTCGAATACGATGTTTGGTATAATGTTTTTAATTTATGTGCCAATGTAGTTTTTGGAACATTAAATCTATCTGCTATTTCTCCAAGTGTTTTTCCACCGCTAATCATTGTTTTTATTACTCCCAATGGAAAATCTTGATGCTCTCTATTTTCTTGTTTATGGATAATACTCTTTTTTGTTTCTATATATTTTTTAAATATAGAATATATCGATGCTATTTGTTTAGCATATTCTTTATTCTGTTCGTCTGATAATTCAGATATAGGAACCATTAACTCTTTCCATTTTGCTGTCACTTCTTTAGGTATATCATATCTCTTCATTAATGTTTTTAATGTTTTTATTCGTTGTTTGTGTATATGTTGTAATATTTCTTGTTTAATGTTTTTATATGCACTAACATCCGAGCTATTATTAGTTTTTTCTTGTGGTTCTAATGATATAACATCATGTATTTTTTTATCTGGTTGTTTGTTTGTGTCAAATTCTAATAAAACATCTATGAATTGTTTAAAATATTTATCCATTTTTAATTATCTCCTATTTAATGTATTATTGAAATTTTCAAATATTTCTAAATCCCAACCATTAAAAGCTATTTTTAATTGATTTATTAACCCAGTTCTTCTACTTTCATCAAGTCTATAAAACCAATCTTTAGGTGTAGATTCATCTATTGATAATCGTTTAGTTTTACAATCACCAACAAACTTGAATAATATTTTTAAACGTTGTTTAGATTTTTTTACTATAAAATCTATTATTTTATCAGTATCTAAGTCACCCCTGAATATTATTGGTATGCCAGTGCTTGTTACAATAACTATTATTTTATCTATTCCTAGTTTTGTAATATTACTAATGTCTAATTGGGATAATCCTGGAGCATATATTTCAACACCTTTCCCATTCAGCATAAAAGTACCTTTACGAACCTCTGTTAATAATAGTTCGTTTTTACTTATTCTCAAAATATTCTCCTTTATATAATCATTACTTATATATTTATGATTTAAACTTATTTAAAAAGGTAATTTCCAGTTTAATAATAATCTAGAAATTTCTAGTTTTAAAGTTCTTATTTTACTTTTAGGAATGCTATATTGCCAATCTTGAGGTGAGTTTTCATCCAAATAAAGAATTTTTTTATAAATATCCCCTATAAAAAAGAATGCAAATTTTTCATTGCTATTGTTCATTATTTTTTGTATGATTTTGTTATTATCCAAATCCCCTCTTGTTAATATTGGAACACCTTGAATTGTAACTGCTATTATTATTTTTGTTACTCCTGAACTTTTAATTTTATTTAAATCCATAGATGTTAACCTAGGTCCGTAAATAATAGCCTCTTGTCCATCTATTATTAACACTCCTTTGTTTTCTTCTTTTAATAAATCTTCTTTTTTTATTTTCATATCATTACCAATTAAATATTTATAAATCTTCTAGCTCCAATGCTCCGTCCCATTCCTCTAATGATTTCATATAATCATCATCTGTTATTTTAATATCCCTGGTGAATATCGATTTAATCCCATTGGTTAAATATTCATCAATATCTAACATAACAGCTATATCATTACGTTTATCCCCATTGAAATATATATATTCTGTAAATGTGTAAAATGATGGAATTTCTAATATTATTAAATTATTACTTAATATCTTAAAGTTTATTATTTTAGAATTGATATGATATTTTTTACATTTCATTTCAATTTTTTCTATTATATTTAATTCAAATTGTTTTATTTTACGCATATATCTAATCCTTAATTAATTATATTTAAATTTTTCATAATATTTTTTAAATTTTTCTGAACATCATATCCTATTGTTGATAATATTTGATGATTATTATTTTTACAATATTCTATTTTTATATCCTGCTCTATTTGAGATTGTATTCTTATTATTGCTTCTTGTTTTGATATGTTATTTCTGCTCATCAATCTGCTGATTCTAATTCCTATTGGACAAGTTATTAATAATATATTATCATATTTATTCATTTCAAAATATTCAAATAAAACAGGGTGTTCTAATAATATATTTCTATTTAATAACTTTTGCTCTGATATAATTCGGTTTGTCGTGTCTATTATTAATGGATGGGTTACATTTGTTAGTTTTTCCATTTGTTCAGAATTGTTAAAAACAATTCGTCCTAATATTTTTTTGTTAATTGTGGTGTCATCTAAAAAAATATCTATCCCAAAAATTTTAAATAATTTTCCTTTTACTATATCCATATTCAACACAATATTCGCAATTTCATCAATATTTATATGATAAAACCCATACTCGGTTTCTATCATTTTACAAACTGTTGTTTTGCCTGATGCAATATTCCCAGTGACTACTAATAACATTTTATAACATATTTTTTGTTTTAGGCTTATCAATTATGGAATTATTTGTGGTGCAATCACAAGACCATATTGTTACCCCAAAATCATTTTTACTTTTAATCATTTGTTTTGAACAATATGGACAAATAAAATTTAAATCTTCTTGCTCATCTATCATTTTCATTTTAAATTCATCATTCCATAACTTATCCATTTTATATTACCATTAGTTTATTATATTATTACCAGAAAACATATCTAATGAATCAATATCATCGCTCATTTCCATCGATACACATAATTTAATTCCATTTTTTCTTTTATAATGTATCGTTAAATCTTCATCAAACATATTTTTAACCAACTCTTCTATATTTTCTATTTCGTTTTTTTGAACAGGAATACTATTAAGATATACATATTCCCCATCGTTTATAATATAAATAAGATATTCAATAATATTCATATTTTTAGTGCCACGTTCTAATAATAATTCCATAACAAATCTCCTCTGTAATATTCATAATATATAATTATTTATATATTTAATCAATATAATAACTATATCATATATTTCACTACTTGTCAAGTTATTATTTTTATTTATTTCATATATAAATTTGACAAATGCCGTATCTTGTGATATAGTTTAATTGCATGTTATTAATTTTAAGAGGTTATTAAATGAGAGGTATCAAACCAGTTATAAAAACTAACAAAAGAGGAACGTTCATTGTTAAAAATTCAAGAAGTTTAGATTCTGAGAAATATATTATAGGTGAAATATATGAATCAAATAAAAATGAATATAAATTTTATAAATATGATGATTTCCCATTTGCTTATGATGAGTTTAAGGTTGGAGATTCTCAAACTGTTTATTTAGAAGTTGAAGTAGACGATGTTAATATTACTGATTATAATTATTATTATAAAAGTAATAATATGAAAATAATTAGAAAAATTCCTAAAAAAGAGTGGAAAAAATGGATTAAATATGATGGTAATAATTCAAATATTGATAATGTTGGTTATCAAAATTCAGGGAGTTCAAATTTCGGAGATAAAAATTCTGGAAATAATAATTTAGGATATTATAATTCAGGAAATTTTAACGTAGGTAATTTAAATAGAGGTGATTATAACTTCGGAGATAAAAATTCTGGAAATAATAATTTTGGGGATAATAATTCAGGTGATTATAATATTGGTAATTCAAATATTGGCAGTTACAATAAAGGACATTTTAATGTAGGAATGTTTAATGATGTTAATGGGCTTGATAATGGGTTTTTACTGTTCAATAAACCTTTTGATGAAGATATGTGGGAATGTGTGTTATTACCTGGGTTTATTACTTCCAAATTTAATCCTAAAATATCTTATACCCAAAATTGGATGAATATATATAACAAGCTTTTAAAGTCTCCAGATTGTGATTATCAAATATCATTATTAAAAAATATTCCCAATTTTAATAGTTTGATATTTCAAAATATAACAGGTTTAAAAATATTTTAAAAAAATATTGACAATATTACTATTTTATGTTATTATTGGTGTGTTATGTTTGAAATAATTAATAGGATGATGTTATGAATTATAATATTATAAAAGATGAAAAATTGTTAGATGACTTTATCAATTGGTTGCCTGAATTAAAAGATAATGAAACTTATTATGTTTCTTTATTTGCTAGAAAAAAATATTCTAACGGATTGCTCAAAGGGGATAAATCACAACTTAAAAGATTTAATACTAATAAAAAATTTTTAAAGTCTAAAATAAAACAACTGGAATGTGAAATAGGTTCGTATATGCAAGATGATATAGTTATTCCAAATGATTCACTTGCAATATATATCTCTGTTAATCCTAGAGATATGAAGAAAGCTAGTAAAAATATTATAAGAACTTTATTGGATAAAGTTATGGATGAAAATTCTATAAATTATAATCCTAAAGCTATAGCATTAAATGAAATTCAAAAGGCAAAGGGTAAAACTCATTATTTAAATTTTGATTTTGATGGTGTAAATGTTGAAGATATTGGCAAAATCCTTATTAATAGGGATAGTTATATTATATTACAAACAAGGGGTGGTTTTCATTTGTTAATTAATCCCGATAAAATAGAAAAACAATATATGAAAAATTGGTATAAAAATATCACTAATTTAAAAGGTTGTGATGGACTTAAAACTTATGATTTAATCCCAATAGTAGGGTGTAATCAAGGCGGATTTGTTCCAAGATTCATAGTATAAAATGGAGATGTGTTATGGATTATAAAAAAAATGGGGTTGTTTTAGAAATAAAAACTGGAAGCCATCTATATGGAACAAATGTTGAAACATCTGATGAAGATTTTGTTGGCGTTTATATTCCATCTTATTTTGAGCTATTAACTTCTGATAAATATATAAAAGAAAAAGATTTCTCTATAAAGTCTAAAGATAAAAATGGTAAAAATGATAAAAATGCTGTCGATAGAAAATATTATAATTTTAATAATTTCATTAAATTGTTAATATCCAATAATCCCAATATCTTAGAAATATTATATGCTAATGATGAAAATATAACATATGTTAATCCCATAGGACAAAAATTAATAGATAATAGACATTTGTTTCCCTCCATCAAATTGGTTAAAAGATTTATAGGATATTCAAATCAACAATCTCATAAAATGGAAATAAAAAGTAATAAGTTTAATGAGATGAATATTATACTAGAATATTTAAAATCAATCAACCCAAAATTATTAATAGCTGAATTACAATATGATAACGAGTTTAAAAAATTATTAGAAGAATGTAAAACTAATGAAATAAAACAAGATGGTAAAATAAAAAAAGTTATTAGATTGCACGATGACTTCTTAACTATTGGAGATTTAAATATTCCTATTAATGTTTATGTTAAAAATGCTTGTTCTAGGTTACAAAATCGCATATCTAAAGGTACATCACGTAATAGGCTTATTACAAAATATGGATATGATGTGAAATTTGGAATGCATTTGATTAGACTGTTAATTGAGGGATTGCAATTTTTAAAATTTGGTGAGTTACAATTCCCTTTACCTGAAAAAGATTTATTATTATCTATTAGAAATGGTGAGTTGAAAATCGATGAAATATTCGATTTAAGAGATAAATTGTTACAAGATATAACTTACTATGAAAAGATAACTAATCTGCAAATAACACCAAATTTGGAGGTTATAGGCTATATTATGAACGAATGCTTGAATGATTATATTAATGGTGATTATTAAATGAAAAATCTACAATATTTAACAAACATCGAATCAACTTTAATTTTGTTATCTAAGGGTCATTACCCTGATGGACTAACAATAGAACAATCCACTATATATGCAATTTCTAAATTTTACATTTATCAAAATGATATTATTTCGTTGGAGGTTGCTTGTGAAAATATTTTAAATTTAATATTTAAATTCTATGATGTAAATCGCATCAAATATGATATTAGTAAATTAATTTTAAACGATTTATCTCCTAGGTCTCTATCTTATATTAACCCTAAATATAATGATGGAAATGTAAAAACATTATATGATGAACATTTTAATTATTATAAACAATTAATAGTTCACTTGTTTGATATTTTATCAGATTTAGATTGCCAAACATTCAAATTATCAATAGATAGTAATGATTTAATTTCAGATATAAAAAAGAATATAAAAACTTGACAATCATATAAAACTATGCTATAATATGTTCGCTTTAGTAATGTAATTATAGGTTGTTGATTATGAAAAAATTCATATTATTATTGGTTGTTGTGTTATATTGTACGTCACTTTTCGCTTGGAAAAGACACGCCAAATTGATTTATTCGTATTTTGAAAAAACAGAGTATCATAATGTTGCTGATGTTATTACTGCAATGTCTATACTCGAAACTGGTTGGTATAAATCAAAAAATCACATATGTCGAAATAATATGTTCTCTATTAAAACTATCATTAAAAAAAATTGGACTGATTGTAATAATAATCCTTGTAATAAGCCAATTTGTAAAATGCATCATTTCAAAACATTAAAACAGGGATATAAACACGTGTTAGAACACTTTAGACAAAAACATTTTAGCACTAATAGAAATAAATTTTTAACTGAACTTACTACTAAACGTTATGCACAGGATAAACAGTATCAAGATAAGTTGAAATGGATAATTAGAGTTAAATTAAAAAATATAATATTTCAAAATAAAAATAGGTTGGCAAAATGATAATTATAAATTTTAATCAAATATATAAAAATAGATATTATTATAATAAAATGATTAAAGAATCCAATGCTTGTGTTGATGAATATAAAAATCTTATTAAGGCTACTAATGCAAATAATAAAGAAAAATATATCCAAATTATTCAAAATAATTTCGAATGGTTTAATGATAATATTATTAATAAATTCTATGTCTGTTATGATTTTAAAAATGGTTTCGCTAGAGTTCAACAAAATGGTAAATGGGGTTATCTCAAATCTGATGGAACTTTCCTCACTGATATTATATACGATGTCTGTTATGATTTCAAAAATGGTTTCGCTAGAGTTCAACAAAATGGTAAATATGGATTTATTAACCTTGATGGGGTTAATATTACTGGATATATTTATAATGATTGCTTCGACTTCAAAAATGGGTTCGCTAAGGTTCAACAAAATGGCAAATATGGTTATATCAAATCTGACGGAACTTTCCTCACTGATATTATATACGATGATTGTTCTGATTTTAAATCTGATTTAGCTAAGGTTCAACAAAATGATAAATGGGGTTATATCAAATCTGATGGAACTTTCCTCACTGATATGATATATGATGTCTGTTATGATTTCATATCTGATTTCGCTAAGGTCAAAATCGATGATAAATATGGTTATCTCAAATCTGATGGAACTTCGCTCACCGAGTGTGTGTACGATATATGTTTTAAATTTAAAAATGATTTCGCTAGGGTTCAACAAAATGATAAATGGGGTTATCTCAAATCTGATGGTACGATGCTCACTGATTATATATTCTCGGCTTGTTTAGATTTTGAAAATGATAAGGCTCTTGTTCATCTTGACAATAAATGGGGCACAATAGACACTCAAGGAACGTTTACACCAAACCAATAACAAAACACCAACCCACACCCAAACGTTCAACCACGCCAATCCTCATAAGTCAAAATAATCAAAATAAAACTTGACAAAACCAAAAATAAATGATATATTACTTTTACTGGGGTTAGATTGCAAACAAACAAAAGGATTTCAAAATGCAAAAAGTAGATTTCAAACAAATGTTCAAAGATAAAAACAATACCAATGAACAAATCAAAAAAGCTGGTGCTTGCAAAGAGGAATATAAAAAACTCATCAAGGCATCAAATCAAAATAATGAACAAGAATATATCAATGTCATCCAAAATAATTTCCGATGGGTTAATGAATACATAGCTCATATTTACGATTATGGTTATGATTTCAAAAATGGATTCGCAGTAGTCAAAAATAATGGTAAATATAGTCACATCAAACAAGATGGAACCCTACTCACAAATTTCATTTATGATTATTGTTATGATTTCAATAATGGATTAGCAGTGGTCAAACTTGATGATAAATATTGTCACATCAAAACAGATGGAACCCCACTTACAAATTTCATTTATGATTATTGTTACAATTTCAAAAATGGATTCGCAATAGTCAAACTTGATGATAAATGGGGATATATCAAACAAGATGGAACCCCACTTACAAAATTCATTTACGATTATTGTTATGATTTTAATAATGGATTCGCAGTGGTCAAAATTGATGATAAATGGGGATATATCAAAACAGATGGAACCCTACTTACAAATTTCATTTACGATGATTGCTCTGATTTCAAAAATGGATTCGCAATAGTCAAACTTGATGACAAAGAAGGATATATCAAACAAGATGGAACCCCACTTACTCAAATCCTCTATGATATGTGTTACAATTTCAAAAATGGATTTGCTAGAGCCAAACTTGACAATAAATGGGGCACAATAGACACTCAAGGAACGTTCACTCCAGATGAATACCAAAACACTAACCAACTCCATATCGTTCAAATACATCATTCCTCATAAGTCAATATAGCAAATACAAATCTCAACAAACTCAACAAAGCTTCAAATCAAAATGTAATTATTGTTATTATTTTCAAAATAATATAGCCCAGGTCAAACTCATCAATATATAATCCACAATTAACGTACAAGGAACGTTCACACCAAACCAATACCAAAACACCAACCAACTCCATAACGTTCAACTACACCAATCCTCGTAAGTTAAAATAGCAAATACAAATCAAACCAAATCAAACCAAACCAAATCAATGGTCCAATGTTGAAAATGAAATCAATATATAACTCACAATTAACATACAAAGAACGTTTAAATCAAAATAACAATCAAAATAACAATCAAACTCATCAATATATAACCCATAATTGACCTACAATGAACATTCACACCAATACAATACCAAAACACCAACCAATACCAAAACGTTCAAATACAACAATCCTTGTAAGCCAATATAGCAAATACAAATCCAATTCAAAAAAACAATTCAAAAATGAAATCCATAATAAAACAAATCCATAATAACAATCAAACTCATTTATATATAACTCACAATTAACCTACAAGAAACGTTCACACCAATTCAATACCAAAACACCAACCAATCAAATAACGTTCAAATACATCATTCATCATAAGTCAATATAGCAAATACAAATATCAATGGTCCAATGTTAATAAAAAATAATTCAATCAAACTATCATCTAACAATCAAACTCAAAAATTAACCTACAAGAAACGTTCACACCAATTCAATACCAAAACACCAACCAATCAAATATCGTTCAAATACATCATTCATCATAAGTCAATATAGCAAATACAAATCAAACCAAATCAATGGTCCAATGTTGAAAATGAAATCAATATATAACCCATAATTGACCTACAATGAACATTCACACTAAACCAATACCAAAACACTACCCAACTCCATATCGTTCAAATACAACAATCCTTGTAAGCCAATATAGCAAATACAAATACAAATACAAATATCAATTGCTCAATGTTATAAAAAACAAATCCATAATAAAATAATTCAATCAAACTATCATCTAACAATCAAACTCAAAAATTAACATACAATGAACGTTTATATCAAACTCATCAATATATAATCCACAATTAACATACAATGAACGTTTATATCAAACCAATACCAAAACTACATATCGTTCAAATACATCAATCATCGTAAGTCAATATAGTCAATATAGCAAATACAATTATCAATGGTCCAATGTTATAAAACAATTCAAAAAACAATTCCATAATAAAATAATTCTATGGTTTAATTCAAACTCATTTATATATAACTCACAATTAACATACAAGAAACATTTATATCAAACCAATATAATTCCACTAACCAATCAAATATCGTTCAAATACATTAATCCTCGTAAGTCAATATAGTCAATATAGCAAATACAATTATCAAATCATCAATGTAAAAAAAACAATTCAATCAAACTATCATCAATACAAATAATGAAATCTATATAAACTCATATAACTACAATTATCAATTGCTCAATTCAACAAAAAAAACAATTCAATGGTTTAATTCAAATATCAAACTCTTCAATGTTAAAAATAAAATCAATATCTAAACAATAAAAATAATTCACTAACCCTATACATATATCATTCAACTACAATTATCAATACCAATATCTACAACTCATAACATATATATTTGACTCTTTAAGATTATTCACACCATATTCATATGTCTAGTGGTATCATAACCCTGAATGTATATCTCATCCATTGATTCAATATTGTTTATATAAGTACTTCAATATCTATTGAAAATTTAGTACAAATCTTCTATCTTTTATTCCAATATATTCAAGTGGTTATATCCTTGATTATATGGGTTGCTCTAAATCATCAGTGTTATCAAATACTTATATATCTTGCGTGAGTTGTGGTCTCTTTGGTTTAATATGTAATAGTGGGTTCAGTGGGATTAACTATGTGAAATCATTGAGGATTCACCCCACTGAACCCATTTTCACCCCAATTTTCAAAAAAATAATCCCAATGATTTCAAGTACTTACAAATCACCCAAAAAATCGAATAATTTACTAGTATAAGTATTAAGAATCGCATATAGCGAACGTAAAGGGGGTTTAATTGAACGAACGCTAATTAGTGGGGTGTTAGTATTCGAAAACCTTAAAAATCAAATCTAGGGCATATTCTATTGATTTTAGGGGTATATTAAGAGGGTATGGATAAGAATAATGGTATGGGGGTGTGTATGGAATGACCCCAGAGGCATATATTTGTATGGTTGTATAATATGACCCCAGAGGTATAATTGTATAGAGGTATAATTGTATATGAGCACATAATATGTATTGACAACTTTTTATCCTAGGGGAAAATAGTTGTAAAGTGGTATAAGTGGTTGAAATCATTGAGGGTGGAAAAATCAATAAAACATAAAAACAGAGGTAAAAGCCAATAAAAAAACAGAGGTGAGAAAAGTGGAATCGTAAGTACTTGAAATCATTGGGGGTGAAAAATATAAAAAAAGGCATCTAGAAGTCAAAATCCCCTAGGATAAAACCTGGGGTTAAACGATGTAAGTAGTTGAAATCATTGAATGTGGAAAAATTGGGATAAAATAAAAAGTAAGGATAAAAAGAGGTAAAAAATATACACTTGTAAGTGCTTGAAATCATTGAGGGTGGAAAAACAGATAAGAAGTATTAAAAATGGTATTATATTTTGGAGTAGATATAACCCCAGTGGTATGATTGTATAGTGGTATGATATAACCCCAGTGGTATGATTGTATAGAGGTATGATATGACCCTGGAGGTATATAGGTATAAAAACTAATACTATGTTATAGATATAATTCCAGTGAGTTCAAACAATAAGATATGATATATTAGATAAAAGGCTATTAAATATCAGGTGTGAATATTTTATTAGAATTAAGGAAACCCCATTTACCATTAATTTTAACTCTAGCTATTCCGTTTTTAAAATCAGAGCAAACATCATATATGAAATTAGTAAACATATTACCGTCAGAATTAAGATAACCCCATTTATCATTAATTTTTACTGTAGCCAATTCATTAGAGAAGTCATCACAATCATCATATATAAAATCAGTAAGCATATTACCATTGGAATTAATGAAACCCCATTTATCATTTATTTGAACAGAAGCCAACTCATTAGAGAAGTCAGAACAATAGTTATATATTAACTTAGTAAACATATTACCATAGGAATCGATATAACCCCATTTATCATTATTTTCAACTCTAGCGAATCCATTTTTAAAATCATTACAATTATCAAATTTTTTTATGATATTTTTATTAAACCATTTGAAATTTTTTTGAATAACATTAATATATTGTTTTTCATCATTTTGAATAGAAGCATTGATTAATATATTATAATCATCAAGACCTCCACATTTTTCACATTTAGAAATGACCTCTGTGCGATTTTCAAACATTTTTTTGAAATTGATAACATTTTTCATTTAAACTACCTCTTTATAAAATAAAAACAAATCAACAAATATATTATAATGGATTCAAAATATTTGTCAAGTATTATTTAAAAAATAATTCAATGAAATTGTGGATTAAATTGATTTTTAAAGTTATTGTATGATTGTATGGTGGTATGATATGACCCCAGTGGTATGATTGTATGATATAACCCCAGAGGTATGGTGGTATGATATAACCCCAGTGGTATGATATGACCCCAGTGGTATGATTGTATGTTATGACCCCAGTGGTATGATTGTATGATATGACCCCAGTGGTATGATTGTATGTTATGACCCCAGTGGTATGATTGTATGTTATGACCCCAGTGGTATGATTGTATAGTGGTATAATTGTAACAACTGAATAAAAATGAATAAAAAACTTGACAAGATTTAATATATATGTTATATTGGAGAGGTATTATATATCAAAGGGGTAAGAATAATGAACAATGATATAATTATAGTAGAGATGGAGCGAGAAACAGGCATTGCAACATCAGACTATGTACCAGAGTATCAACCCAATGGGCTAGCGATATTTGAGAAATCAGGCAAGTATGGGATAATAGATGTGGAGGGCAAGGAGATAGTTGCACCATTGTATGATGACATATATGAATACAATGATGGGTATGCAATAACAGAGAAATATAACAAGTATGGGATAATAGACGTAGAGGGCAAGGAAATAGTTGCACCATTGTATGATTACATATATGGATATACGAATGGGTTATCAATAATAAAGTTATGGGGCAAGTATGGAGTAATAGACATAGAGGGCAAGGAGATAGTTGCACCATTGTATGATGACATACACATGTATCAACCCAATGGGCTAGCGATATTTGAGAAGTCTGGTAAATATGGGATAATAGACGTAGAGGGCAAGGAAGTAGTTGCACCATTGTATGAAGGTATAAATGAATATAATGATGATGGATATTGTAGAGCAATAGATAGCAGAGGTATTATATATTATCTAGACCAAAAAGGTGAAAAATACAAAGCAACATTCACATATCATAAAGTATAAGTTGTATCAAAAAAATATAAAAACCAAGGGGGTCCCCTTGTATAATGTCTAATTATAAAAACAAATGATGATATATTGGTATGAATGTATGTTATAAACCTGGAGATATAATTGTATAGAGGTATATTATAATCCTGGTGGTATGATTGTATGTTATAAACCTGGAGATATAATTGTATAGTGGTATAATATAATCCTGGTGGTATGATATAATTCCAGTGGTATATTATAACCCTGGTGATATAATTGTATAGTGGTATAATTGTATGATATAATTCCAGTGGTATGTTATAATCCCAATGGTATGATTGTATGTTATAATCCTGGTGGTATGATTGTATAGAGGTATATTATAACCCTGGTGATATAATTGTATAGTGGTATGATATAATCCCAGTGGTATGTTATAATCCCAATGGTATAATTGTATAGTGGTATAATTGTATGATGGTATGATATAAACCCAATAATTAATATTGATTATTAACCCCCAGTGACATTTTAACTTTTATCCTAGGGGAAAAAAGTTGTAAACAGGTATAAGTAGTTGAAATTATTGAGGGTGAAAAAATATAAAAAAATATAAAAATGGTATAAAATGACATCAAACGACACCAGCATAAAAACCAAAAACGTAAGTACTTGAAATCATTGGGGGTGAAAAAGCTAAAAAAAGGCATCTAGAAGTCAAAATCCCCTAGGATAAAACCTGGGGTAAAGTGATGTAAGTACTTGAAATCATTAAATGTGGAAAAATTGGGATAAAATAAAAAGTAAGGATAAAAAGAGGTATAAAATTCACACTTGTAAGTAGTTGAAATCATTAGGGGTGAAAAAAATATTTAAAATAGTATAACATTAGGTTTAAATTATCATATTTTAGAAGTTATTTATATTGAGTTGACACATCTTCCCACCTACTCTTCAACTATATTGTATTCCCTTTGCGTGGTTTCCTCAAGTTTCTTAAATATAATATACCACAACTTGTTAGGTTTGTCAATTTATTTCTTGAATTATTTTAAAAAAGATTATCTTGATGTATTTGCAAGAATAAAACTTAATACCATATATGCTTATGGATTTTGATTTTGATTTTGATTTTGATTACAGTTCTGGGTTATATTGTGGATAATAGACCAAAAGGGGATATAAAAAACTAGAAGAGTAATGGAGAAGGTATGTTATAAGCATATAAATCGTTTCTAAGCAACGATAATTGAAATCTAATGTTATGGCATTCAAAAAGTTTTTTCGTTGAAATTTGACGATTTATAAAAGATTATAAAAGATTTTAAAATAATTAAAATAAAAATTGACAAAGCTAATAAGTTGTGCTATAATTCATTTGTAGTTGATTGATGTTTATAATTTTTTTTATGAGGTGGTTAAGATGAAAGTAGTTAATTTTGAAAAAATGTTTATTGGTCGTGAAGATTTGGATTTGAAAATAAAACAAGCTGGAGCTTGTAAAGATGAATATAAAAAGTTAATAAAAGCAACGACAGAAGAAGACTATATATCTATAATACAAGACAATTTTAATTGGTTTAATGAAAATGTATTAAAACAATATGATTATAGTTCTAATTTTTACGAAGGTATTGCCAGTGTTAAAAAAGATGATAAATGGGGATATATTAAATCTGATGGAACAATGCTTACAGGTTTTGAGTTTGATTATTGTTATTATTTCTATAATGGATATACCAGGGTTCAAAAAGATGACAAATGGGGATATATTAAATCTGATGGAACAATGCTTACCGAAGTTGATTTTAATGTATGTCATAATTTCTTTAATGGTCTTGCAAGGGTTAAAAAAGATGGTAAATGGGGATATCTTAAAAACGATGGAACAATGCTTACTGGATTTGAGTTTGATAAGTGTTTTGTTTTCAAAGATGGGTTCGCAATGGTTAAAAAAGATGATAAATATGGTTATATTAAATCTGATGGAACAATGCTTACTGGTTTAGAGTTTGATGAGTGTAATTATTTCTATGGAGGTTTTGCAGTTGTTAAAAAAGATGATAAATATGGGTTTATCAAACCTGATGGAACAATGTTTACTGATATAATATATGATATTTGTTCTGATTTCTATAAAGGATATACAAGTATTAAAAAAGATGGTAAATGGGGATATCTTAAATCTGATGGAACAATGCTTACTGATATAATATATGATGTTTGTTATAATTTCAATGGTTGTTTTGCAAGGGTTAAAAAAGATGATAAATGGGGATATCTTAAAAACGATGGAACAATGCTTACTGGATTTGATTTTGATAATTGTGAATCGTTCTATAATGGGTTTGCAAAAGTAAAAAAAGATGGCGAATGGGGTTATATCGATGAACAATGCAATTTTACAGCTGAATAAAATAAATCCAATAAAATAATTCAAAAAATAAATTCAAAAAATTTGACAAAGCTAATAATTTGTGCTATAATTCATTTGTAGTTGATTGATGTTTATAATTTTTATGAGGTGTTTAAGATGAAAGTAATAGATTTTGATACAATGTTTATCGAACGTGATGAGTTAAATAACAAAATAAGACAAGCTGGAGCTTGTAAAAAGGAATATAAAAAACTCATGAATGCAACAACCGAAGATGAATATATATCTATAATACAAAATAATTTTAATTGGTTTAATGAAAATGTATTAAAACAATATGATTATAGTTCTGATTTTTATGAAGGTATTGCGGTTGTTAAAAAAGATGATAAATATGGGTTTATTAAATCTGATGGAACAATGCTTACTGGTTTTGAGTTTGATTATTGTTATTATTTCTATAATAGTTTTGCAAGGGTTAAAAAAGATGACAAATGGGGTTATCTTAAACCTGATGGAACAATGCTTACAGGGTTTGATTTCGATTATTGTAATGGATTCTATAATGGATATACAAGGGTTAAAAAAGATGGTAAATATGGTTATATGAAAACTGATGGAACAATGCTTACAGGGTTTGAGTTTGATGTATGTTATGATTTCTATGAAGGTTTTGCAATGGTTCAAAAAGATGACAAATGGGGATTTCTTAAACCAGATGGAGCAATGCTTACAGGGTTTGAGTTTGATGAATGTTCTGATTTTTATAATGGATTTGCTATTGTAGAAAAAAATGACAAATGGGGTTATCTTAAATCTGATGGAAATATGATTACAGGTTTTGAGTTTGATTTTTGTGATTGTTCTGATTTTTATGATGGTTTTGCTACGGTAGAAAAAGATGGCAAATGGGGAAAAATCGACACACAAGGAATCTTTACAGCTGAATAAAAATAAATCCAAAAAATTTGACAAAGCTAATAAGTTATGCTATAATTCATTTGTAGTTGATTGATGTTTATAATTTTTATGAGGTGGTTATAATGAAATTAGTAGATTTCAATAGAATGTTTATCGAACGTGAAGATTTGGATTTGAAAATAAAACAAGCTGGAGCTTGTATAGAGGAATATAAAAAGTTAATAAAAGCAACAACAGAAGAAGACTATATTCAAATAATACAAGACAATTTTAATTGGTTTAATGAAAATATATTAAAACAATATGATTATAGTTCTGATTTTCACGAAGGTTTTGCAAGTGTTAGAACAAATGACAAATGGGGATATATTAAATCTGATGGAGCAATGCTTACCAGATTTGAGTTTGATTATTGTTATAATTTTTATGATGGATTTGCAAGAGTTAGAAAAAATGGTAAATATGGATTTCTCAAACCTGATGGAGCAATGCTTACTGGTTTTGATTTTGATGTATGTTCTGATTTTTACGAAGGTTTTGCAAGTGTTAGAATAAATGACAAATGGGGTTATCTTAAATCTGATGGAAATATGATTACAGGTTTTGATTTTGATGAATGTTATGATTTCTATGATGATTTAGCAAGGGTTAAAAAAGATGGTAAATGGGGTTATATCAAATCTAATGGAACAATGCTTACCAGATTTGATTTTGATGAATGTTATTATTTCTATGATGGATTTGCCGTTGTTAAAAAAGATGATAAATATGGTTATATTAAACCTGATGGAACAATGCTTACTGATATAATATATGATGTTTGTTCTATTTTCAAAGATGGATTTGCAAGGGTTCAAAAAAATGGTAAATGTGGAAAAATTGATAAACAAGGAAACTTTACAGCTGAATAAAAATAAATTCAAAAAATTTGACAAAACTAATAAGTTGTGCTATAATTCATTTGTAGTTGATTGATTTATATAATTTTTATGAGGTGTATAAAATGAAAGTAATAGATTTTGAAAAAATGTTTATCGAACGTGAAGAGTTAAATAAAAAAATAAAACAAGCTGGGGCTTGTAAAAAGGAATATAAAAAACTCATAAAAGCAACAACAGAAGAAGACTATATATATATTATTCAAGACAATTTTTATTGGTTTAATGAAAATATATTAAAACAATTTGATTATAGTTCTAATTTTTATGAAGGTATTGCTGTTGTTAAAAAAGATGGTAAATGGGGTTATCTCAAACCTGATGGAGCAATGCTTACCAGATTTGAGTTTGATTATTGTTATAATTTCTTTGAAGGATTCGCAAGAGTTAGAAACGATGACAAATGTGGTTATATTAAATCTGATGGAACAATGCTTACAGGATTTGATTTTGATGATTGTCTTGTTTTCAAAGATGGGTTCTCAAAAGTAAAAAAAGATGGTAAATGGGGTTATATTAAATCTGATGGAACAATGCTTACCAGATTTGAGTTTGATGAATGTTATTATTTCTATAAAGGATTTGCCGTTGTTAAAGAAGATGGTAAATATGGTTATATTAAATCTGATGGAACAATGCTTACTGATATAATATTTGATGTTTGTTCTGATTTCTATAATGGATATCCAAAGATTAAAAAAGATGGTAAATCTGATGGAACGATGCTTACAGGTTTAGAGTTTGATGATGGTTATTATTTCAATGGAGGATTTGCAAGGGTTAAAAAAAATGGTAAATGGGGTTATATTGATACTCAAGGAAATTTTACAGCTGAATAAAATAAATTCAAAAAAATAATTCAAAAAATTTGACAAAACTAATAAGTTGTGCTATAATTCATTTGTAGTTGATTGATGTTTATAATTTTTATGAGGTGTTTAAAATGAAAGTAGTAGATTTTGAAACAATGTTTATCGAACGTGAAGATTTTGATAAAAAAATAAAACAAGCTGGGGCTTGTAAAAAGGAATATAAAAAACTCATAAAACAACAACGGAAGAAGACTATATTCAAATAATACAAGACAATTTTAATTGGTTTAATGAAAATATATTAAAACAATTTGATTATTGTTCTAATTTCAATGAAGGATTTGCAATGGTTCAAAAAGATGACAAATGTGGTTATATTAAATCTGATGGAACAATGCTTACCAGATTTGAGTTTGATGATTGTCTTGTTTTCA